TACGTTGTAAACATAAAAGAATATAGTCTCCGTTTTTTCTATAATCTTTTACAGTTATTCCAAGATTATTTTTTATTGATTGCCATCTTTTTGGATCTATATCTTTATCAAAATAAAATCCTGTATTTCTAAATACGCCGTCATAAGAATATCTAAGATAATGATGTGGTTGGTTAGATTTATTAACATACAAAAACAAATTACTATCTACAATTAAAGTTCTTTTGTTCTTTAATCTTTGATGATCTATTACACGTTGTCGTAATTGAAGATGAGGAGTTTGCTTACTGTTAGCATGAACAAATCCTTGAAGTAATGCTACATCGCAATCTTCTATATTTGATCCGAAATGATCAATCCCTACATCGCCTTTAGCATTAACTCCTGCAACAAAATTTGTTAGTATAGCAGGTTTTTCAGGTTTGTTATTTTTTGCTGGGATTCCAGAGTGGTAGCTCACTAGTTTCATCTATTGTTTTCCAGGCAAAGCCTGACTCCATTTCCGGTATTGTAAATTGACAGTATGACAAGTGTGCCATAAATGCATCCATTGTTTCATTGTCTGGGAACTTAGGATTATCTACGTTTCGTAAGTCTGTTTCACTAATCACTGAAGCAGCATTTTGTCCTAAGACAATAGCAGGAACACCTTCCATCATAGCTTCAATGGCTGCAATACTATTATATGTAATCAAACAATGAACATCGTCATTTAGTGCTTGCTGTATAGATTTACTTGTAACTCTTTCAGTTCTATTAGGCTTTAATCTTATTTCTATTTTCTTAGAAGTTATTTTTTTAAGTTGTTCTGATACTTGTTTTGTCCAAACTTCTGGTGAAGGTTGTCCAAACATATCCATTACTTTAAGACTTGGCGGACAAATTAATATCTTTTTACCCTTTTTGCGTCCTTTGTATTTGTAACCAAACATTTTTAATCTATCATGTTCTCGTTCTACAATAGGTCCAATATATTGTAAATTATTTTTTGTTATTCTATGAACCCATTTAGATTTATTATTTCCGAAATAACCTGTATCTACAGCATAAAACGTTCTATCAATTTGCCTACATTGATTAATTGCCTTTCTACTTCCGCCACCTAGTCCTCGTATAACCAAAGGTACCGAAGTGTCTTTTTCATCTTCGAAATTAGAAATATATCCTTTACTTCCTCTTATAAAATGCATCAGTATAGGATCATAAGCATGTCCTGCTTTTTTATAACTAATACCGCCGTCGCTGTCTATTGCTGCTACTTTATTACCCATTGCTTTTTCCATCTTCTCCTTAACGTCATTAAGGCTTGTATTTAAATATTTGCTAGTTGGATCTATCATATAATTGATAGCAGAATCTATGAATCCTTTTTTATCATCATCTAACATTTCGTATTTGTTAATTTTAGGAGCTTTTGGAGCTAAATTTTTTAAATATCTTTTCTCCATTATCAACCATTCAGCCGCATATTCACAAGTTTCATAATCTTGGAACCAAGGACCTCCTTCTGTGTAATGCAACGCATAAGGCATTCCGTCTTTAGGCTCTTGATAATGATTGACCAACCAATTCCATCTGTGAGGAATAGATCCTATTAGGTTGTCCTGTAACCAACTAAATCTATGAAAATATGCTCCATCGAATTTTGTATTATTAACATGATCAGCAGTTAGTACTTTATTTGCAGGATGTCCACAATTCCACAAAACCAATGAACTCCAATTTTTACGTGGATATACATGTTGTTCTTTGCCGTCCATTTTTGTTGTGCCTTGCTTAGGTGAGTAATCATGTTGCACACACATCACAGCATACTTGTCTTCAGCCAATTCAAACAAGTCTCTAATATTATGATTGAATAGGAAATCACAATCACAGAACAATGCCCAGCCCTTAAAGTCTGTAAGATGCGGAATTAAAAATCTAGAAAATGTAAATTCTGTCGATCCTAATTTGTCTTCTGGTCGCCAATAGTTGCCACTTTTTTTTAATTCTTTTAATTTTAAAGGTATAACTTCTATTTTTTCTTCGTTCTTTGATTTTGCAAAAATACTTTCTCTGCATACTTGGTAAGCTATATCTTCTCTAGTATCATAGCCTACAAAAATTTTGATATCAGCATTCTTAGCGTCTTTCAATGTCTTCCTCCACACAATTGGTACCATACTGTATTTCTACTAACTTTAATGGTTCTGTTGATTCGTTTGCTAACTGATGCCACATACCTACAGGTATGTGCAACGACTTGTGTTGTTCGTAAACTCCATGTACATCAAGATCAGTTTTATTATTAATTGTATATACAGTAGCAGTGCCTTCGGCTACAAACCAGTGTTCGGCTCGATGCTTGTGTCTTTGCATCGATAACTTCTTTCCTGGTGGCACAGCTAATTCTTTGACCTTAGTGTGCTGGTTATATTCATGTATCACTCTATAGTACCCCCACATGCGTTCAGTCTTTGGAGCCTTCCATTCTTCGAGTATCCAACTAGAACTATTCATTTTATTAGTTCCGCCTACACCAAACTCAAACTGTACATAAGGCATATCTCCATATGTCTTGTATTCAGGAGTAGATGTATTTGTCCTGTCGCCACCATTAGCAAAAACAACTTTTGTGCCACTGCCGTGTGTTGCTAATACTTTATAAATTGCCCCACATGCACTATCGTCAGCATCGTCAAAACTAATAACATCGCTAACAATACTTAACTCTTTTATTATTGCGGCACGGTCTTCAAACGACATAAACGGTCTACCTTTTTTACGGGTAAGCCAGTCGTCGCTATTTAAACCAACAATTAGCTTTGAACCTAGTTTATGTGCTTCTTTAAAGTATTCTATATGTCCTTTGTGTAGAGGATCAAAGCCACCAGTTACTAATACAATATTCATACTGATATTTATGTACGTAGTTTATTCTGACAATAAGGATTGACTAGATCATAAGGATATAAGGTTTTAAGGTGTTGCCAAGGCAAGCCTTGTGCTATCTCTTTTGTATTCCATTGACAATAAGCAAGATTGTTTAACCATTGAGTACGATCATACATCTGTGGTTGTTCAAGCCTACTTAAACTTTTATTACTAACAGGCCAGGCCATTGAGCTTGGACACATACTAAATGTTGGGATTCCTTCGCATACACTTTCTGTCAACGCATTTGAATTAAATCCTACTACAGCCCAAGCCCTATTTAAGTCTTCGTACAGTCCTGGTCCACCGTGTAATAATCCCGACTCTTGATGATTTCCACTTATTTCATAATTTTCGATACCGCTATCTTTAATAATCTTTAATTGAGAATGTATTCTATTAGGATGCGGTCTTAATATTATTTTTCTATCTGTATACTTTCTTATCTCTTTTATAGTAGCTATTAGGAATTTTTCATAGTTACCATACCTTGCCATTAGATTTTTTAAACTACTGTCTCCGGGACGTTGTAATAATACAAGTATTGCATCCCCGGGTTTTCGCCAATCTTTTATTTCTATGTTTTGTTCTTTTTGAATACGGGCCCATCTATCTGATGGACAGTTGCCTATATTATAATCACCTTCGTCTTGAAAGTAACTCCACCAACTAAATCTATAATATGCACGAGGACTAGGATACTCAGCACAGTTTTTTCTAAATACAGCAGACTCTGCACAAATATAAGGTTTACCACTGAAACGTATAAATTTATAAATGTGTCCAAGTTTTTTTTGACGTTTTTGTTCTAGTATATTACTTTGTAAAAATATATCTGCTTTGTCTATAGTTTCTTTATCTTCCCAATCTACCATCACAACATTACTACCACCTATAATAGGATGATTTCTGTATGCTGGTTCAATTGCAACAATTAACGGTTCGATATTTTTTTTAAATTTCTTTGCCATGTTTAGACTCTTGAATACACCACTCTTGAAAATTAACAGGTGTAAAATTATTATCTTGTCTTACAAACCAAGTTTCGTAAGGCAACCAAGGTTTTTTAAAGAACACATCGTGTACTGCTACTTTGTAACCATGCCTAGTTAAAAAGTCTGTTGCCTGTTGATTGAAATTAGTATTTTGATAGTTATACCAATCATGTTCAAATGTAATACATTCAAATTCAACACCTTGCTCAATAACACGTTTTAATGCGGCAAACGTATTTTTTGGTGGTTCTATATCACAACTTAAATACCCTATTTTTGTATCTAACCCTTGTTCCTTAAGAGCACCAAGATAATCAAAAGTAAGTGCATCTGAAAAATAACATGGATTATTTCTATTAGACCTATCCCATTTATCTTTCCATTTTTCAATAAGTTCTACACTAAAACCTTTCCACCCATAATCAACATCTAAGTTATATGTGTTGTTAATTTTTATAGGATGGTTGCCGCCAATCTCAATGTAAGTTTTATTTTTACAAATGCTTAATGCAAATAAGTCTTGTGCTGCTTGTGCATTAGACTTGTCATGAAGTGGGTTTTTCTTTTTCATTTTTTATCCAATGTTTTTGTTTATAAAAACCAAACCTCTGTTACGAACAAAAGCCTTTTTACCTTTTTTTCCTAAATTAAGTGTTGATCTGTTTCTTATGTTTTTTGTGTGTTTTTGGTTATAAATTAAGCCATATTGTTTCATAGTGTCAATCCAATAATCTTCTTTTTGTAAATTGACATGATGATGTCCTTCCCAGCCTGGCGGCGCATATGTCATCAATATGTATTTACAGGATTGGAATGCCCTAATGTAATTAGGAATATATTTTTCATATACATGTTCTACAAATTCAACACTCCATCCAATATCATATGTTTCTGCAATAGGTACAGGACCTAATGTAAAGTCATGTATTATAAATTTATCTTTGTTAAATCTTTCTACAGTATAATCACCATCAATGCCTGTACTATCCAAGCCAATTTGGCTAGCAAGTTCAACCATACCGCCAGGGCCACAACCTATATCAAGAAAACTTTTTGCACTAAAAGTTTTTTTTAGATACTCTAATGCTCCGTGATCTAAATGTGTTTTACCTTGATGCCCTCCAAGGTGTGCTTCTAAGACCATTTTTACTTCCTCATTCCATTAAACACTGTTTTTTTTATTTTAGAATTATCCTCGTCAATTGCTTGTAGTAAATTAAAAGGTAATTCCAATTTTTTAATTAGTGAAGATAGTGCCTTAGTATCCTTAGGCAAGCACATTCCACCATATCCTCTTAGGTCGGGCTTAACATCTAAGTACATATCTGTAGCTTTACCTGTTTTTATGTAAGAATTTTTTATAGTAGTGTAATCACAATTTAATTTTTGGCATATCTCATACATTACATTTGCAAAAGTTACTCTCAAACTTGCATATACATTATTAAAATATTTCAACACTTCTGCCTCGCTAGGTGTTAAATGTTCAATATGCTGTGGTAGATTGCTGTGTGCTTCAGCTACTTTTTTATAAACCCATATATCATGCGTTCCTATTGCAAGTAATTTATGATTATTAATAAAGTCATCTGTTGCACATCGTTCCCGTAAAAATTCCGGAACAAAACAAATTGTCAAATTAGTAAATTTATCAATCATAGATTGTGTAAACCCGGGAACTGTGGTGCTTCTAATTGCAATTATTCCTCTATAGTTAATGTTATCTAACTCTTTAATAACACTTTCTATAATTGAAGTATCACACTCTCCGTTATCTTTACTAGGTGTTGGAACACAAATAAAACAAATTTCAGTATGTTCTACTATGGCAATGTTGGTATTTAATTTAATATCGTGAGCAAAAATAGTATGGTCTATATGTTCAAATCCATCTTTGTTTGCTGTGCCTACAGCGCCTAAACCTATAATTCCTATTTTCATAATAATGATTCCACTGTAGTTCTTAGACCTTCATTTAAAGGGGTGTATTCTTTAAAGTTTGTTAGTTGTTGTACAAGAGTTGTATCTGGACAGCGGCGTTTTGCACTACCAACAGGACCAGAACGTACCTCAAGTTTGTCAGGATTAATATCCATAATACCCATTATTAGTTTTGCTACTACGCTAATTTTCACTTCTTCTTGCTTACCTATATTTATAGTACAGTTTTTTGCATTATCTATTAAAGATTGTGTCATTTGTATTGCATCGTCAACATAACAAAAACTTCTTGTGTCATTTCCTTTGATATAATACTCGCCTTTTTTACAACGTTCAACAAATTCACTGATAAAATGATCTTTCTGTCCAGGGCCGTAAATATTAAAATATCTAATTATTAGGTAATTTAATCCGCAGTTTGCAACTAGGTTTTCGCCTAGTGCTTTGGGAATACTATAACTCCATCTAGGATTATCGATGTTATCAAACATCACGGGAACAGACTCGTCAGTAGGTACTGAATATAATCCCTTATCTATAGCACCATTAAAAATTTCGCACGTACTAGTAAAAACAAATTTTGTATTTGTATTTTGATATCTTTTTACTAAATTGAATGTGGGTAATGTATTGTTAAATGAGACTTCAGTAGGTGTTTCATAAAATAATCTTGTGCCGTTTGTTGCTGCCATATGCACCAATATATCACAATCTGGCATTTCTTTTACTAAATTAGGATCGCATAAATCTTTATCGTTTAAAAGATCATAACCGTCTGCACCTTTAACATGGTTAAAGTAGTGTTGCCCTATAAATCCTTTGTGCCCGGTTACGATATATTTTTTATCCAATTTTTAATTTTTCCTTGCGTTTAATTGCTTTACTGTAATGTTTGTCTCTAACTGATTTTTTTGACCCTTTGTAATGAGCAATGTATCCGTTGAGTGCTTGATCGAAATGTGATTTTGTAGCATCTGGCGGACTAATATTGTGGTTTTGTATTTTACCTTCTTGTTCCATTTCTAATCTGACAGCATCAAATACATGACAGTCTAATTGTCCTGAAAGTTCGTATAGTTTATCTGTGTCATAATAATCTTTAAATCTATCAAAATATTCTTGAGCATATTGATGCTTCATGTCAAAAACTAAAAATCCTGTTTCTGTATATAAGCCAGGCCTACCTAAATATGCAACAAATTTTTCTTTGGGTAAAAAACTTTTAAGATATTTAGATGTAATTTTTGTAACAATTTCAGTATCTGTATCCAACCAACACAATAAGTCAACATCTTTTGTTTTGGCTGCGTGATATAAACAATAACTTTTATGTGAAAAACGAACACCATCAAACATAAAGTTTCCTGGTTTTCTATATGCATTACGTTCTTTAAATTTTGTTAAGTCAGGTATAGATTCTTCTAATCTTTGATTTGTCATGTTTGAAGGGAGATCTAAATCTGTATTATCAGTATAAAAAAATAATTGTATGTCTGAATCTATAAACTTTTTTGCACTATCAACAAACCAATGTCCGTATTCTTCGTAACCTTTATCACTAAAGGTTGTTACTATTCCAATTTTCATAGCATCTCTTTCTATAATGTAGCATCTTCCATTCCGGCAACTCTTAGCTTTACTACATTAGTTATCTGCCATTGCTTCTGATCAAGTCCTTTTAAGAGTCCTAGCCATTTGTTACGCATAAGTGCAAACTCGTTGATAATCTTTTCGTAGTCAACAACGTCTGCCTCACCGTCTACGTATTTTTCAACGTCACGGCTTGACAGAGCTCGTTGATAATTTTCAAGATATTTCTTAAAGTACGAGCTACGCAATCTGCGTAACTCAATATTTAAATAGTGTAGTATAGCTTCAATCTCTTGCAATTGATTAAATCGATGTTCAACAATACCGGGCATTTCTGCTGCGGCACGTTCTACATTACCTTTTAACTTTACTTCAACACGAGCATCTACAAGCTCACTTTCAAAGTATGCTACAGCATCGGGTATTTTACTTACATCACGTGAGACTTCACTATACCAACCCATTACTCATCCCATTCGTCTAAACTGTCATCATCCGGATCAATATCTAGATCTAAATAATATGATATTGCATCATCAAGAGTGTTATCACTGCCTAATGCGGCTGTAAATGCTTCGTCTGATGCGCCGTAATCTGCACAACATTCTACATAGCGTTCGGCAACAATTTCTACACTTTTCTTGTCAATAGTATCTTTAAATACCATCCACACATCTACAATTTGACTTTCGTCCATAGTTTACTCCTCGATTAGTTCGTGTTCTTCTACAACAATTTCTTCGTCGTCATCTGCGGTATTTACCACAGGTGCCAATTTCTCATTGTATTCCGACATAATCATATTCATCTTAGACGGTTCCATCCATGCCTTACGATAATCGAGATGTTCTTCACCAGCTAGATCAATATACTTGAGTCTGTTGCCTTGCTTTTCTAGCAAACCTTTTTTCTCAAATAGTTCAATAAGACCGCTGTAAGGATTCATACCTGTTTCGTATGGAATCTTGACTTGTACGCCTTCGAAAGGTTTTGCATAACGAGTTTTCATTACTTTACAACCTGCTCTAATACCACGTACTTCACTGATCTTATTACCAGCTTCGTCTTCTTTAAGTTTCATTTTCTTCATTGCAACAACAAT